ACCTAAACCATCTCCTACTTCCTTAATATCTTTTTTTTTTTTTTTTGATTTTACTCTAAATAAAAGCTCCATTACTTTCTTACCTACTGCCATATCTAAATTTCTTTTTTAATTGTCTTTTAAATTGTTTTTTTACTTTACTTAAATCTTTTGTATATTCTTCCTGTCCATACACAAAGTCAAAATCACTATCTTTTAATTCATACTTTGTAACAAGTTTTAATACTCTTGGTATTACCTTACCTAATATTTCTATATCTTTTAATTCCATTCTAAATTATTTGCATCTTGAAATAATATACCCTCTGCATTTTGATATATTGCAAATACAGGAGGCTCAAAACTTTCACTCCCTAAGCCTTGTTGCATTACTTCTACTTTAGCTGTCCAATAAACAGTTTCACTTGCTCCACCTACAATAGTAGGATTCCAAGCAAACCTTGAATTATAATTAGTCAAATCAATAGTAGGACTTGTAAAAGCAGCATCTTTATTTGTTTTTAATAATGTTCCACCTGAAGCTCCTATAAATTTAGTTGTACCACTTCTTGTAACTAATATTGTATCTTGTTCATAATAACCACATTTATTAATATTAGTTCCTGACATTACAACGCCTGTAATAAGTACCTTAATATAGCTCATAGTATTTATAGGTACTTTTAATATTTGGTCTTGTATGCTATTAAAAGTAAAATTAGCTACTGTACTAGAATCCAAAGTAGTAGCTTGAATATAGAAAGTATAAGTTCTCGCTTGAGCAGTCCTACTTTGAATATTGAAGTTTGTTTCTACATTAGGCATTAAAGATGGCATTGGTAACATTACGTTTCCAGGGGCATTATTATCAGGCGTAAATTGAGTAGAATCAGCGTAGCAATCTCCAACCCCTGTAGTAGAGTTTATTTCTACAAAAGTCCAATCGGAATTAACTTCTTCACAGCAAGCATTAGTTATTGATGTAGAAGCTCCTGTGCCTGAATCTACCCAAGTCATTAGTCCTGTCTGCCCTATAGTAGGTATTGCTCCACAATCATTCGTTAGACTTTCTATTACTTTTAATAACCTTACCTTAGTTGATTTGTTTCCACCTACTAAATAATTGTCTATACTAATAACTCTCCATAAGGTATTTTTAATATAATAAGTATCTTTAAACCCCTCACTTGAAAAACTTAGAATATCAGTAGGACTTAAATTTAAATAACAGTCCATTATTCTAGCTTCATCAGAATATAGTTCATTTATATATTTACTCCAATAATCATTGTAATATCCGTGAGTTGAATATACTCCACCAAATACATCAAAAGTAAAGCCTGAGTTAAAAGCAGGACTGTAGTAAGTCCAATTAAGAATTTTAGTGTTTGCTGTAATATCCCCTAAAGTATCTAAGTTATATTGTAAGCATAAAGGAAAAGTACCTTGTGGATTTGATAATGTGCCTGTATCTTTAGCTCCTGTAGTATCATTAATATATCCTGCTGTTAATATATGAAAGCTGTAAGCACTTCCTGTAATTGCATTAGTTCCTGTAACGCCTACAGGCGTTCCACTATAATAGAATATTTTAGGCTTTATTTGACTTAAAGGATTTCTAGCCTCATTCTCTAAAGCCTCAAAACAAAAGGCAGTAGCTACATTATTTGTAGGAGAAGCTCCTGAAATACCTACTATCCCTGTATCTGTGTTATAAGTACAACGCCCTAAGCCTTGAGCTATAAAAGGAGAGGTAACGCTAAAGTTCTTAAATTCATCTTTAGCAAAATCATTTCTTCTAAATTCGTTATATTCCCCATATACTACTCCATGCTGTTTTGTATATCTTTGGTTTAATATATCACTATCTTCTAAATCTCCAAATTTTAAATGTTTAGATTGTAGCTCATTAGTGGACTTAATTACTTGCTCTTTAGAAACATCTAATTTATCAGTCCAATAGTTTATTCCTCCATCACCAATATAATCTTGATATGGCTCTATTAATAATAGCCTTTCATTATCAGCATCTGTTTTTATTATTAGATTAAACCTATTTAATAAGTCTTTTACAAAATCAGCTTGAGTAATATCAGGCATATTGTGATACATTTGCACTTCCCCATTCATCCCTCCTGACATTAAACTAACATTTTCTGTTTGTAGTGTTTCTATAGTACAAGAGTTTACAGTTACAGCTAAAGTGTCTGAAGCAGGATAAGATTCATTTGCCCAAAAGTTTAAATGGAAAAAATATACCTGCCCTGGATTGTTAGGTAATGTTACTGTATATTCAATAACCTCTGTAGCTGATTGACCACCACCACCAATAGAGTATTGTTCAGATTCTATAATATTATTAGGATATTCAAACCAAGCTAAAAAAGGAGCTATTGGTTGATTTATTGTAGTTCCTTGTACAGTTGCCCCTGGAATGGTTAAAGAAAGAGTTACCTTAACATCTATATTTCCTGTAGGTAACATAGAATCTCCACCTCCTGCATCTTCAGGTATTCTTATACAAGGTCTTTGTGCAAAAGCACTATTAGGCAAATCAAATACGCTTAAATTATTTCCGTATAAGTTATTAGGGTCATAAACTTCCGTTACATTTAAGTCATCAAATATACCATTAATCCAACCTGCTAACCATCCTCCTATTCCTACATTTGTAGTGTTACTTCCACAGGTAGCCTGAAAGCCTATAAATGGAGCTTCACTACCATCACTTGTATTGAATAAAGTTTGTACCCTGTCATTCTCTGTAGATAGTGTCATAAATAATCTACTAAAAAATTGAGTATCTGTAATAGGAGTAGATGCGTTTGTATCATCTATACCCATAAATGAGCTTTTAATTTGATAACCTGCTTTCTGCGCTATAATATGTAAAAGCCTTTGTATTCTTATAGATGGTTTTAAATCCTCTCCTCTAACCATCCCATACCTACTTACAGCTTCATTTAAGTCTCCTCCCTCTACATTTGTTACACTCCATATACTTGAGGGATTCCAAAACATAGAATCTGAATAAGGACTTATTGTATGTCCATAATCTATTATAGGGTACATAATATCATTAGTGGTAGTTCCTAATACAGTAGTAAGCCCTGTAGTCCAACTATTCACAATATTATCTAAGGTTAATTTATGGTCTAATAATCTACTTAATATGTATAAATCAGTTTGAGTAGTGTCCTCTTGCCTAAAAGCATCTCTCAGTTTATTATCTTTAAGGTCTGTAAAGAAGTCTGCTGTACCACCAAATAAGGCTACTTCATAAAGCCTTGCGTTCAAATAGATAGATTTTAATTGTATAAATCCCTTTAACTTAGGTACACTATCTATATATAAAACTGCCTGAAATTTAACCTTAGTATTATAAACTAATGTATCTAAATTAACATCAAACCAATTCTCAAAAAAGTTATTATTAGCATTGGAAAAAGGAAGTTTTAATGTCTGGCTAAAACTTGATTTTCTTTGAGATGGATTTTTTAAATCTAACCATTTATAATTTACTACTACATTAGGATTCTTTTCTAAATCTAAATTATACTCAGTTGTATCATAAGTATCTGATGCTGTTGTTTCTCTACGATATGCTACTAACCTTACTTCCATTAGCTATTAGTTCTTACTTTATTAGCGTATTCTAAATTGATTGTATATTGTATTTTAACTTTATTATTAACACTTGTTTTCTTAGTGTATGCCTTGTCAGTTATTACAACAGGATATACTATATTGCTATCTCCAAGTATATGTACATTAGTAGATGTAAATAGTTCTTCTAACCAAGCTCCCTCATCATCATTTAACCAATCACTATTAATAGTTAGTTTTCTAGTTGCTTCAGTGTACAATGTTTCTTTACCTCTATCCCAGTTATTGTAAGTAAATGTAGCACTATTCCAAGTACCTGGTACTTTAGCAATATCCGTTCTTTTAATATCTACGCTTTCTGTAGACTTACCTCTAAAATTCATATAATCCCAAGCCCCTAATCTATTACGCCAAGCAAGTCTAACATTATCATACCTTGAACAGCTTTGATGTCTATCATCTACAGTAGCCCCACTACCATATCTATAGAAATAGTATTTATCTGTCTCTTGGTTTCCTGAGCCATCTGCTCCATAGATAACATAATATGCCCAATCAGTAAATTCACTAGGTTGATTATCAGGCTCATCTACCTGAGCTTCTAAATTATAAGTACCACATCCAAAATATAAAAGACTATTTTTAACATCATCAGCAGTAGCCTTACCACCACTACCTGTATCATTAGTAAAGTATTTAGTAGCCCCTATTTGCCCTCCTGTCTTATTGTAATACTCTATTGCTATCTTTACTATAGAATCTCCATCCGTTATTAATCCATCATTTATAAAAGCTATTGTTAATTCATCTATATTTTCTGATGCTGTATTACCTCCCCTCACAAATTGTATTCTTGGAGAGTTTGTTAAAAACTTCTTTGTAGCTCCACTAGGTATATAGTTTGTTAATGGATTATTAGTACCATCTATATCTAACCCCCCTACATTTGTTCCTGTGTCTGTATAAGGCGTTGTTGCAGGTATTGAGTATATTATTCTTGTGTAAGCTGTAGCATCTGTTTCTGGAGCTAAATTCTCTACAGGAGCAGCAGTAGGAGATGAAGCCTTTTCATATCCACCTACTATTTTAACACCTACTACTTGACTTGTATTTTGTGAATAAGAATTACTTGTGTCAGATATACCTATTGAATGAATACTACCTGCTATTGTTTCTTGATTACCTACGTTCTTTTCCTGTGTTTCTAAATAGCTTCTAACTATTTTATGAACATCTACTATCCCTACATTTGCTGAATTTTTATGTATCTTTAGTTTAGCTTTCTCTACCCAAGTAGCAGCATCTGTTGTACTAATAAATATTTGTGCTATATATCTAAATTTATCTGCATTTATAATTGCTCCTGTAGTTTCTTGTAATACAAATACCATAGGACTATTTGCCCCTGCTAATTGATTTGGTTCTTGTTCTATTGTATATGCCATTTTATTTCGTTGTTTCTATTAATACCTTGCTAGGTAGTTTATCTATTAGTTTACTAAAGTCTAATCTAAAAGCCTCTGTAAGCTCATCAGGAAGCGTTTTAAGAGCTTTCTCTACAGGCTTAGAGTAAAACATTGTTCTTTCTAATCCACGCCTTTTAATAGAATATCCTATTGCAAAAGCTAATCCTGTTTCATTCATATCTACTAAGCTAATAGGCTTGTTCTTAATCCATCCCCTAATTGCATTTACCATAGCTCCTCCAGGATTTGCATACTTAAATTTAAAAGGACTATTTCCTCCCCTTGCCATTCCACTACCTTTAAAACCTCCTACACCTTTAACTCCTTGGTCTACAAACTGCCAATAATCATCAGCATCTCCAAACTCAAACCCCATACTAATGGTACTATCTGTACTGCTCATAGTATAGTGGAATTGATTAAATAGAGTATTCTCTTGCGTTCTTTTTTTCTTTTGATTAAGTATGGCTCTACCCTCTTTTATAACCTTAGACCCAAAGCTAGTCATAGCTTTTTCTAAATTCTTAGCATCTCCTTTTACAAACTTTCCATCTGGACCTCTTAATCTAAATACTACTGCCATTATGAGTTAGGGTCATTATCTGATGGCTCTATAGGAGCTACGCAGAGATTGTTAGTATTATTAACTTGTATTGACAGACTAGCAGACCATCCTGTTAAAATGTTTGCAAATCTAGCAGTAAAAGGCTCTGTACTTATTGGCAAGTCTAAAACAGCTTCATTAGGTACATAGCTTAGTTTCTTGCCACTATCTCCTCCTGATGTTTGTAAAGCTAAGTTCTGTCTAAATTCAGCTATTATATCTTGAGTTATTTGTAAGTTGTTTGTCCATACTTCATTTCTATTGCTTAAATCTTCTTTAAGCACATCTAAGACAAAGATTGTAAATGAGTATGTTAATACTCCCATATCAATAGTAGCTGTTCCAGGCTCACAGTATAGTATTGGAAAATCCCCTTGGTCAAGCTTGTTTACATCCACCTCATCTAAAAAGCCTGAATGGAAAGAGTTTATTAAATAGTGATTAGTAGCTATATCGCTAAAGTCATCTATTATGTTTTTGAAAGTTATCATATTTATTTTTCTGTATATTATTTTTGTCTTGTTGATAACACATATAAGTCAATACTAAATAAAGCTCTAATTCTGTTATCTTTTTAATGTTTAATATATCATCATTTGCCAATCCAAATATGATATTATACCATCCCCACTTACCCTCTAAGCTCTTGCCCTCAATTTCTCCCTGTCCTTTCTCAAAGATTTGACTAAAGCTACTGGTAGTTTTCTCCCTAAAAGAAAAAAAAAACTCAAAGCAGACATTGAGGGAAGTATTGGAAAGTCTAAAAACTCCTCGTATATTTCATCAATAGGACTATAAGGCTCTATGCTATACCTTGTTTTAGTTTCTTTTACTATTGGTCTATATAGTATGCTCATTATCTTATGCAGATTCTTATGAGCTTCCTTACAATGATTCTCAATATCTATATACTCCCCCATTGTTATCTCGCTTAGGTTAGGTATAAAGCCATAAGTAGCTCCATTCCATTCTACCTTTTTTTGTAGCTTTTCTGTTTCAGGTTGTACTGCTAAAAATTTAAGGCTTTTTAAAACCTTATTTAAACTCTTAGCTTCCATCCTTTCAACCATCTTTCTATTCAATCCACAAACTGTAGCTAATACTTCTAAATTAAATTCATCTTCTTTTAAGTTCTTCTTTTTTAACTTCTCAAAGTCTTGGTACATTTGTATTGATATACCATTCCAATCATTAGGTATTTCTACTTTCCTTTTTTCTGTTCCCATTTTAATAGTATATATAATTTGTTAATAATCGTTTATAAAATATAGTATTTGCCACTATGGTTAGTCATTAGCTTATTTAAAGCAACATATCTAACAGCATCAATTAAGTGGTCTTGCTGATTAGTAGCAGGCTTGTTTACTATGTGTCCGTTCTTATCCGTAAGCCATTTATAGTATTTAAACTCATTTAAAGCATTTGTACTATTCTTAGTTATATGTAGTTTAAAACGCCTTAAAACATCTATACCCATATTAATACTGTCAGCTCCTTTCTTAGCTCCTTTTACATTAAAGTTTTGTCTATGTAATTCTTCTATTGACTTAGGCTCTGCACTATCTGCAATAATTTCTATCTGTCTTGTAATATCTAATTCTCTTAGCCTTTGTGCTATGTCCTGATTCGTTAATCCTTTACTATATACTAATTCATTAATGTATAAGTTATCATTCAATTTAAACACCTCTACAATCGCTGTAGGGTCGTTACTGTAGCCAAAGTCCATACCTATAGCTATAAGCTCTGATTCATTAGGTACATTATTACATATCTCAAATTGTCTAAAGATAGTTTCAGTAGGTTGTGCCATATCTCCAAGTCCGTATATCTTCCAATAATTACTATCTAAATCTCTAAGCCTTTCTATCTCCTTAATTGTTTCATCAGGTAAAAAGGGATTGTCTAAATAAGTAGATTTAATAAAGGTGCAATCCTCTCTGTTCATTACCCTATCATATATCCAACTGTATGGGTCTGATGGGTTAAAGTCTAAATAGATGTTCTCTGTTGTTCTTAGACTGAGCTGTACCCAATCCTCAAATCTAAACTCATTAGCTTCATTTAACCATAGTATATGCCTTTTCCTCCCCCTAATCTTTTGAGGCATATCTACAGAAATAAATTCTATTTCATTGTTATTTAATTTGTAAGTAAGTTCTGATTTATTATGGTTATCAGGATTATATAAATTATGTTCTTCTAAGATATTAAAGAAGTCTTTGTAGGCAGTACCTTTAAGAGCAGGTAAAGTCTTTCTACATATTGTATATACCTTACCCTGTTCCTGTAGAGCTTTCAGGATGATTAACTGTGCTAAAGAATAAGTCTTACTACTTCTAGTACCTCCTTGATTTACAACGATTCTAGTATTAGCGTTAAGATTCTTCTGTAGTACTACTGTTCCCTTTAGGTTTAACGATTTCAATTTCTATCTTTTTTATTTCTTCATCATTAGAAGTTAGATTTATATGTTGCTGTTGTATATATCCTCTCTTATGTCCTTTATGCTGTAAGTAAAATATAATACTTCTTTCTTTTTCCTTTTGTATATTCTTAAATAACTGGCTCTCAACAAAGTCTAGTTTAACATTGTCTATCTCATCTACTTTATTCCTAAATTCTTCATCTTCTTTATACCATTTATAGAAACTTGACCTACTTATGTTTGCTTTATTACAAGCTGTAGATACTATTCCTAATGAGTTCTCTAAACTCTCTATTAACATTTTTTTCTTTATGTGTTCTTTTTTGCTCATTTTATTAAATTTAATTTATATTTTTTAACTTCATTCCATAATTGTCTATTCCCTTTTTTTCTTTATAATCTTTTCTTTTAATTAATTTATTAGCTTTAAATTTTGTGTAATCAACATAATGATGAACTCTACCAAATTTCCATACTATTTTGGATACATCAGGGTGGACTTTAACTTGCATTTGTGATTTAGGTAAAGTTCCCTCTTTGTCATAAAACTCTTGACTGTTGCCACCCCTTAAAACTTGTGTTCTTACTTTTCCTTGTAGAAAGGCGTTAAACTGTATTGTACAGTAACCATCTTTTAACATATCTAAACTCAGTATTGTATCTTCATTGTACCTACCTCTCCATCTATAAGGTAAATCATTTTTAATTAAATTACAGGAGTATATTCTTGTGTTAGTTATAAATGGGGGTAGTTTTTGATTTTGTTTTGCAAAAAATAAATAATTAGGGCCAGCCATAGCTACATTAGTATATCTGTCGCTAAAATCTTCCATAGCTTTAAATATTGCTCCTGAATAAACTTTTATTTTTAAGTTATTATTTAATCTATGAAAGTGGTTAATATTATCATCCATTACCCAATGTCTATCATAGCCATTTTCAATAGAATGTTCCCAAGCAAAGTTTCTTGCTGCTCCTGGCCCTTTACTTTTACTATCTCCTAAATCATCACAAGTATCATACTCATCTTGAAATTTTTTATCTAATACTAATAACTTATTTTTGTCTATAACTTTACTATAATCTTTATACTCTTGTTTTTCTATTACTACTTTATAATCTACTTTCATAGAATCTAAAGTTTTTACAGTTAGCCTGCTATCACTTCTTCCTTTTGATGGTATGTATATAGGGTATTTATTCATATCCTTTATCTTTTAATACATTTTTTTCTTTTTTAGGGTACCATAAACTTTTTGTTTTATCAGTTATGTTTTGGTTTAAAAGTTTTGAAAACTTATTTATATCCTCTTTATTATCAAAAGATATTATTATTTGTCTTATAGGCATTTTATCATCTTGATTAAACTCAGGCATTCCTTCCCATTCATCTTGATGATTTATTTTATCTATATTTAAACCAAAATCTATGTCTTTAAAACCCCATTCCTTTAAGTCTACTATATCAAATTCATTTGCTAATATATCCATATCAAAGTCTCCACCTGATTTGTTTAGCCTTACATTTAATTCTCTCTCATCTTCTTCACTTAGATTTACACTTACTGTAGGCACTTTCTCTGCTCCAAGCTCTTTTAGTATTCTCAGCCTCTGATGTCCTCCCACAACTACGTTTAAGCGTTCAGGATTAATGTTTATTATTATAGGGTCAACACAACCAAACTTTTCCATACTTGATTTTAGGTCTAAGTATTGTTTATTAGTTATCTGTCTTGGATTGTATTCAGCAGGATTAAGACTGCTTATACTTACTAATGTAATTTTCATATAAATATTTATTAATGTTTTCTAAATGTTTTATTCTACAATATGTGTTAAATTCTTTATTGCTTTCTGCTTGTGTGTGACAATCTCTACATAAACAAATCAAATTCTCTATATAATCTACACATTTACTGCCACCCATACCACGTGGCTTTATGTGATGGATGTCTTGCCCTTGACTGCCACACATTTCACAAGCAATATAATCATTTTCATCTAACCAAAAGAAAGTCATATATACCTTAGTATAATTTCTCATATCTTACAAGACTTTTCATATACTTATTTTAGGTT